CGTACATTCTAGGAGCACAGATGGCATAACTCATTTGAGCCTTTGTAGTATCTGCTTTTGGTCGCATCATATTCTTTTTGAGCTCCCATTTTAATATGTCTTTACTACCTACTACTTTAACGCCTTCGTATATAACTTCTATAGCTCTATCCACTTTTTCAAAATCAATTGAAGCAGGTGGATTAAAAGTATCGTCTTTTTCTATAGCTTTTTTACCACCACTACCCGTGGTTTTTATTTTGTGAACTTGATTTGCAAATGTTTTATATTCAAAGTATAAAACAGTTACACTATTCTCTTCGTTGCTTTTAGAGTTATAATCAGATTTAGAGTTGTAATAACTACCACTTTCCTTATATTGGTTTAGCTGATCGTCTGTTAACTCTGGAAACTGTTTTTTTAGTTCGTTTATATATATTTCTTTTACTTCACCAACGTAATATATATCGTCAAAGTATGGTGAATCTGTATTAGAGTAAACTAAATCAGCTGGATCTACATATTCAACTTTAATACCTTCAGCTTTATTAAAAGAACTTTTAGCAGCACCAATACCTATAATAGTTAAATCATTGTTAACTCTTCTAGATATATGCTCATACTTGTTTCTATCAAATACACTGTTTATAGCTTCTTCTTCGGCTATTTCTATAGACTGCTTATAGTCTAATTGCATATGCAGTTCTAATTCTTCCGTAGTTTCAGGTAAATTACTTTGATCAGTTTGATATATGTCTATACCTAACTGACTAACAACAGCGTCATTAAAAGGTTTAGCCATCATATCTTCGGCTATTTTAGTGACGTAGTCTGTTCTTTCTTGTATCGATGCTGGATCTTGAGAATAAGCTTTTATGTTGTAAGATCTATCTGCCATACCGTTAACTACTATATCTACAAACTTAGGTATAATAGGTACTGGCTTCCAGTCTAAATTTAAATAAGATAAATCACCGTTAACAGATAACTCATCTTTATATTTTCTAACAGACTGCTCTCCTCTAGCATACAGCCTTAGTGAGTGAAAGGATCTTCTAGACGCCTCATATCTTCCGGATGAGTTCTTACTGTCATAGCCTTCGTTAACATTAAACCACTCTTGCTCTATAGCGTTACCTACTTTAGAACCATACTCGAGAGTTTGTTTTTCTAAATCACTAACCGCTTGGCTGGGAAAAGAACTTTTTATAGCTTTATTAATCATTTATTTAAATTATTTTTGATCTTGATCCTTTATTGTCATATCTTTTAATTCCAAGGTTTAGTGTTAACTTTTGCCTCTGTTGTGTTGGAGCATAAAGGTTCTTGTTGCAAGCCATTATAGCTAAACCAGAACTTATAGATGCGTCGAACTTAGTTCTATCATTTATATCAAACTTTGCCCAGTCCTCTAGTGTTCTACTAAAATACATACTACCATATCCTTCTTGTTTTAATCCTACGTGTTTTTCTATATAAGATTCTATAGCTGAAGCGTGAGACTGTTTCATATCTTGAGAAGAGTTAGGTATACCACCTATTTCTCTCTCTGTAACCGACAACTTATTATAAAGCTTGTCAGGTCTGTTCATAGAGTAACCTCTATAACCTCTTCTTTTAAAATGATACAATAGCCTTGGCTTATTGTTTTCTGCTAATATAGGCATACCATAAAACACGCAAGCCATAAGCACGTCTTCAAAAAATATTTCAGCTGTTTGAGGTCTAGCAACATATTCTAAAAAAAAGTGATTAGAAGGAGCTTCGTCCATAGTAAACTTAGTAAGACCGTGTAAAGCTCCGTTAGAACCTATACCATCTATAGTACCTGATATGTCATAACTATCACAACCAAACGCGCCTAAGTGATCATTAGCAGGATATTTAATACCGTTTTTTAGTATCATACTATTTTGCATTTCTAATTTAGGTATCCAAGTTACTTTAAATCTACCGTTTTTATTTGGCATAAACTCTACAGCAGTATCTTTTACACCGTTTTTCCATTGAAAAGAACCTATAGAAACAACACTTGAATTACTTATGTCGTCGTTATAATCTATTTGTTCATATATTTTTGTTAGATTAAAAAGCGATTGTTTGGCTTCATCTCTAAAAGCGTGACTCTCTGTCCTTGGAAACTGTCTATAAAATTCGTTTAAACCGTCTTGATCTTGCTTTAAACCTTCAACTTCATTTTCCCAATAATCTATAACACCTTGCGTAATCTGTTCTCCAAACGAGTCAAGGACTTCTCCGACTGGATTATCGAACACAGGTTGTCCATACATATCAATATATCCTTCGTAGTTCCATTCCATAGGTATGAACAAAGAATATAATCCGCTACGAGTCTGTCCATTGCGGTTTCTTTGTGTGACGTCTGAGTCATTGTATAGTTTTTTAAAGTTATCACCACCTTTGTCAAGAGCATTGCTCGTTGAACCCATCATACATTTACCTATAATTCTAGAACCTAGTCTTAGACAGGTTTTTGTAACTCTCCAGTTGTTTAATATGTTATTAGGTTTTTCCCACTTACCACTTTCATCGTGTACAAGTAGCCTTAGTTTTTCACCATCATATGAGTTATCTCCTGTGTTTTTCCAGTCGATAGTAGTGTCGAGTCCATCAAGTTCTTTAATAGCTTCGTTTGTTTCAAGCTTTTTTCTAGTAAACTTACTTGCTGGTACTCTGTATGCAAGCTCTGTTTTTGGTCTGTCCATACCATCTTGTATGGGTTTAAAGAAAAACGGGTAGTTGACGGATATTGGTACAACTTTGTCTGTAAACATTTTTTTTGCATCTGGTCCTGACTTAGATAATATACCGAATCTTGAATCGGTTGATATTGAAGCCATATTGACTGTTTCGCCTGATGCCATAAAGGAAAATCCTGAACGTCTGTTTTTAAGGTAGCACATTCCATAACATCGTTTATCTGCTTTGCAAGCTTCCCAGAATATAAAGAATAATCTGTTTGACTCTCTAAAGTCTGGCTGCCCAATGTCAATTTTGGACCACTGCAAGTACATAAAATGAGTACCAGTAATGTATGTAGCCAAACCTCTGCTATAGAACCAAAAACCTTGCTCCCTTTTGTTGAATTCGTTGTCGATGTAATCATACCATTTTTCCTTAAAGTCCATTGGGTATTCTTCCCAGTCAAATACAGACTTTATTTTTTTTAATTCTTTAGGGTACTCTGTGTACTCCCATTTATCCGTTTTAAATTTGTGAACATTATTAGCTTTAGGTAAAGCTATTTTAAGGTTTTGTATTTCGTATATTTCACCTATTTCACCAGTTTTACTTATAACTACTATGTCGTAGTCTTCGTTGTAACCATATTTCCACTTTTTAGATTTATTGTTTTTAGCAATAGTATGTGGCTTTATATGGTTTTCGAGCACCTTGTATAAAGTTTGCTCGTACATTATTTCGATCTACCTTCAGCAAAACCTTTAAAAGTTCTTTCTTGTTTAGCTTCTTTTGGTTTCTCGTTTAACATTTCTTCTTCTTGCTGTATTCTGCTTAATATTTCAAAAGCATCGAATATGGCTAGTTTTTTAGTAGCTGCAGCGTTCTTTAGTCTATCAGCTGATATATCATCATCAGAGTCTACAATAGGTTCTTTGGCTACTTTAATAAGTTCGTCCACAGCCTTTTGCCCAGCTTGGATTATATTCAACTTCGTCTCCTTTGTATTCATATTTAATTGTAATATCATTAGTTCGCATACGGTATAATCTATCTTCTTCTATAAGAAACTCATACTCACTGCTAGGGCTAAACCCAACTAGGTCTCCCTCGTTTATTTTAAAGGCTTCTAGTGAACTATTGCCGTATTTTAATATACCAATATGCTTTTGTTCTTTATCAACGCTTACAATATGTTTTTCTTTTTTAAGTATAGGTTTTACAAAACAAAAATTCCCAGGAGCTTTCCACTTATTCTCACGCTTGTAAAGAAATATTTGATCGTAATAACAAAAGTACATATCTTCTTTAAAATATGAACCACTATTTTTTTCATTACCCCTTACGTCATAAAACCTTCTAAACACGTTGTGATGAACTATTACCTCATCTCCAACTTTTAAATCTGTCTCACCTACTAAAGGTATTGATACCACAATACCAACTCGGTTAACAAACTTATGATCGTCCATTGTTGTGTTGATAATTAATTTTTTATCACCAACACTTACCTCATTTGTATACCTACCATTTTTAGGTTGTATAATGAAGCTATATAAACTCTGCATTAGTACTCTAAATTATATTCTATTGATATAGCCATATTGGAGTTAAACTTTTTCCAAGGTATGACTTCTTTATTCTTTTCAATATATATATTGTAAGATCCGTCATCACTGCTATATAATATATCAGATATGCAATGACCTCCGTAAACTTGTTGGCCTACGGAATAGTGCATTGCTTCATTTTTATAATCTGTACCTATACTAATTTTTCTAATCAACTTCGCCATCTTGTCCCTCCTCTATGTCTTGATAAGTACCATCTTCAAGGTTCACAGTTATCTTACCGTACTTTTCTTCAAGCTCTTTATTAAGTTTTTTAGAATCATTTACTAGCTCTGCTAAAGCGTGTAACAGCTCGTGCTTTTGTGCTTCTACTGTTCCAATATCATATAATACTTTAGACTTTGTAGATTCTTGTAGCTTTAGCTTTTTAAAATCTTTTTCTTCGATTTTTTTACTCATTTTAATTAGATTTAATTTTTATTTAATTTATAACTTATTAATCACTCATAATAGTGTTTATTTACTAATGGCCTTGTACTTTTCAAAACCTCTAGATCCAAAGTAAGCCACATAAATAGTAACTAATAAAGTTCTTAAAAGTTCAACCCAAACATCACTTATGTTAAATGGTATTTCTAAAGCATCTAACACTATATATAAAGTTGTAGCTATGGTTAAGTATATTAAAACCAAAGGTCTAGTGTTTTTAGAAAGCCAAGAATCAGACTTCATATCGCTTTCCCAACGTCTAGTAGTTGACTCCATTTCCATAATATCCATCTCTAACAACTTTAAAGCTGTTTCTTTATCTTGAGGTGGTATGTCAGGATCTGCGTTAATCATTTTTTTAACAACACCTAACAATCCTTTATCAGGCAATACGTCACCTATAGAATCTATAAGACCAGATTTACCTAGCAAAAATTGACCTACTTTTGTTTCTTTAAATTTCTTTTTTTTCTTTTTATCTACACTCATTACCACTTAACTTTATTGGCCCAATAAGCTGCGCTTAATTTTCCTTTAGCTATGTTTTTTCTATGTCTAGCCTTAAAACTTTTACGTCTAGCTTTTTGTTTAGCTGACTCACCTTTTTTAGGTTTACCAGCTGTAGTAACACCTTGCTGACCAAAACGTATAATTTTCTCTACACCACCAGAACAAGCTTTAACAACGTGTGACTTGGTTTTATGTTTAGGAGTTCTTCTAGGCTTATTGCAAGCCATTTTACTTTTGTTCAGCTTCGCCATATTTACATTTTATTTTCTAAGTAACTAACACCAAAGAAGCTATGTACGCCTTCGCTGTCTATATCTACCAC